AAATCATCAGTGAATGAAATAGTTTCATTCAATTTTGCTTTTTGATATTCAACGGTTCTCGATTCAAAGAAATTACCTTTAGTTTCAACCGCAATTTGTTCCATAAATTTAAAAGGTTGTTCAACATTAAATTGTTTTTTACATCCAAGTTTAACTAACAACCCATCAACAACGAATTCCAAATATTGTTTCATCAAATTAGAGTTCATACCAATTAAAGACACAGGTAACGACTCGGTAATAAATTCTTTTTCAATTTCTAACGCCGAAAGTAGAATTTCTTTAATTCTTTTTTCAGTTGGTCTATCTTGTATATGGTTATTTAATAGATGAATTGCAAAATCACAATGTAAGTTTTCATCTTTAAAAATTAAAGAATTAGCGTTACATAAACCTTGCATTAATCCTCTTGATTTCAACCAAAAGATAGAACAAAATGAACCTGAAAAGAAAATACCTTCAACGGCTGCGAAAGCAACAAGTCTTTCTTGAAAAGAAGCATTCTTAATCCAATTAAGAGCCCATTCAGCCTTTTTCTTAACCGCGGGTAATCTTTCAATTGCATTAAAACATTCATCTTTTTCTTTCGGATTTGAAACGTAAGTGTCGATTAATAACGAATACATTAATGAGTGGATATTCTCCATCATTAACTGAAAACCATAAAAGAATTTTGCTTCAGGATATTGAACTTCTTTTAGAAAATTCTCAGCAAGGTTTTCATTTACAATACCATCAGAAGCTGCAAAGAATGATAACACATTCTTAACAAAGTATTGTTCGTTTTCTGAAAGATTTTCCCAATCTCTAATATCGTTAGTTAAATCAACTTCTTCAGCCGTCCAAAAAGCTGCTTGGTGTTGTTTGTAATATTCCCAAATATCATTATGTTCAATAGGGAATATTACAAATCTGTTCGGGTTTTCTATTAATATATTTTCCATTTAATTTAATTATTTTGTTGTTCTTTTTGTTTTCTTCTGTCCATCAAATCTTTGATTCGTTGTCTATTTCGTTCTTCTTGTTGTTCTTCAAGACCCAAGAATGTTACTGAACTTTCAGTATCAATCTCCAACATTCCGTTATCAAACTTACAATTCTCAAAGACAATACCATCATCACCGATACGTGATTTAGTGATTGCAATTGTTGCCAATTTCATCTCTTTTTGTTGTAGTGACTTAGCTACTGAAATAATTACGTGACCAACTTGTGCTTTCTTAATAGAACCACCCATTTGGTCTGTTGTTACAACATCAGATGAGATTGATTGACGGTTACCTTGTGTGGCAGTCCATCCTACGATATCTAGTTCGTGACACATCGCTTCAAACGCTCTCATAACAGAACCTTCAGACTTCCACTCGTCACCTAAGTTTCTATCGGGAACCACACAATCAATGTAGTCTAATAATACCATATCGATTTTAATACCATCAGCAATCATTTTTCTGATTTGGTTTTTAATTTGTAACATGGTCATTGTATCTGACGGAAGTTTTTTCAAGATTAACTTATTCGGCATTGTTGTTTTAATCTCATGAACTTTCGCCATAACTTCATCTTTCTTCAAAGATAGTTCATCAGGATGAATTTTAGTCCATAATGTGAAATGTTTTCTTTGAATAATCTTTGGGTTGTCCTCAAAAAAGATTTGTAAGACATTGTAACCCAAGTTGAAAGCGTGGTTTGAAATTTTTGTTAGTAGTGTAGATTTACCCACACCTGTTGGTGCTAACACCACACCGATTTCCCCTTTTGCCAACCCACCTTTTAAAAGTCTATCGATACCTGGTATTCCCATGGGGATTGGGTGTCGATAATCCTCATTTAACACCTCATCCAAATTAGCAAATACATCAGATTGTCCATCTTCTCTTTGTCCTACCTGTAAAGCAGTTCTAACAAGTTGTTCAACCTTATCATAGTTCTCAAACTCACCACCATCGATGATTTTTTGAGCTCTGTTCATTACTTTTTGTAGTTCCTGTTGTTTACAGAACTTAAGAGCTTTTTCTTGAACGAATAACCCTCCTTCAACATTAACATCCTTAATTTTCTTGATAGTATCAATAACGATTTTTGATGCTAATTCTTGTTGTAATTCTGATTTTGTAATTTGTTCTAAAGTGTCAAACGTAGGTGTGTGTTCATATTTTACATAATACTCCTTAACCATTTGGATAATGATTTTGAAGTATTTGTTTTCAAAATAATTTACATCTAAAACATCGATAATAGTTCTTGCAAATTCCTTATCAACGATGATTTGATTTAATAATTGTAGCTGAAAACTACTACCTAAATACTCAAAATTTTTGTTTGACGCCATACTTTTTCCTTTAATGTAATTTATAAATATTAGACACTAATAGGAAGTCCCATGTACTCTAATGTTAAATTTTTCGTTGAAAAAATGTCAGTCAATGTCATTAGTAAATTTTTTATGTGTGGGCGTACATCTACGGTATATCTTATCTTAGGTGGGTATATTTTAGCGTTGAACTGCCTATGACAAATTGTCACATCATTTTGTTTGATATACACGTTAAAATACTCAGGTCCGTCAGTAATTGATGTTTCTAAAATGTCAGGATTAACCATGATTTCGTTAATATGTTCTAACATATAATCACACGTTTTTGTTTTAAGTTCATCTTGAACAATTTCGGAAAATCCACGAATAAATTCATATAGTTCTAAAGAGTTTTTTGCGTTAGGATTAAATTCTCTAACATTAAAAAATCTCTGAACAATAATGTTTTCATTCACTTTCATTAAAAACTCCAATTTTGTTGCTTCTTGCTGCTCTTTCATAATTTATTTTGTTTGTTTAAATTTACGTTTTTCTTTTCTTGTTAATTTTAAAAATGGTGTTAAAAAGTATACCCAAGCATTGTCACCTTTTGGTAGAAATTTAAAAAATCCATCATCCATCATCATTTTAATTAGATTTTTATATCCCCTACCGTCAGGGTCTAGACTTTCACGGTAATAAAGTTCAACTAATTCTTTCGCATCTTCAGTAATTAAAGGGTTTGACAAATCAACAATCTTTTCATTGATTGTAAAAAATTCTTCACCAAATATACCACTTTTTGTTTTACCACTTAATAAATTTTGTAATATTTTGTTTTCTCTATCTTCTTTTAAAAGGTCTTCCGCCTTTGTTAAAATATCGGTAATAGTTACCTTTTGGTCAAGTATTTCAGGAAATAATTTAATTAATGTTTTTTCACCTAAAAAATAAATACCGTCAATATTATCAGACTTGTCACCCATTAACACTTTACATGTTTTAACATTATCGTGAGGCACTTCAATATCATGCAACTTTATAATATCACCATTTTTGTAAAACTTTTTACTATTTGGTGAATATATGGTTACTTTATCTGAAATTAGTTGGGTTAAATCTTTATCACCTGAAAAGATTGTTTTGTGTTCGTTTTCTGAAATTTGGCAGTAATACGCGATTAGGTCATCAGCTTCATTATTATCCACTAATACTTGTCTTACGAACATTTCTTCAAGGTATTGTTTAATCCTTTCTTTTTGTTCGTTAAATGAGTCTTGTTTAAACTCATTCATGTCATTTCTACGATGTTCTTTATATTGAGGATAAATAATTTTACGGGATGATGAGTTACTATCACCATCCCAAAAAACTACCACTTTGTCGAAGTTATATTCATCAATAAACTTTCTTATAGTGTTAAGGAAGTGCCATACACCCCCAACGTGTTTTCCATTGTGGTAAAAGTCTTTAACCCCATGAAACCCAATCTTAAATAAATTGTTACCGTCAACAATTAATGTTTTAATCACTATAGTTTATCTAATGGTTACACTTACTCTTTTTCTTCCTTCAATTCAAAATCGGCGGAAACAACACCTAATATGTCTTTCCAATACTCAGCGTATTCTTTTTTGTAAGCCTCAATAGATGCCTTTTCTTCTGAAGTCTCTTTACCCGCAATAAATCCATGAGGTGTTACAATGATTTTACCATCTTCATACCCAAGACCATTAATGTGGTTTTTTAATACAGAAACTTTTGTTCTTGATGCAAACTTAACAGTTCTCTTGTCTTTGGTTGCGGTAATCTTAGTTGTACCAGCACCTTTTTGGTTACCAAATAGGAATACCAATGATGAGTTCAACCAAATTGCTTCACCACCCTTAGCTTTGATTTTTGGTTGACCAAACGGATTA